GCCATGATGGAGGTTTTATTACCCGCCCATTTCAGGATAGTGCTCATACAGCCCCCCCTACGTAATGTTTGCCTTTCAGCTCTGCGATTTCCTGACAGGTGACGCAACACTGCACGCCCGGAATAGCAGGGCGGCGAGCTGGCGGGATCGGTGCATCGCAATCAATGCAAAGCACACGGGAAACGCCCGGCGTTCTATTGCGGGCGGTGTGGATGTGGCGCTGACGTTCTTCTTCAACGCGCTGCTGTACAAGGTCCATTGAATCAGCCATCAGTGGATCTCCTGCGCTTCGTTCTGAATGTTTTCAGCCGCAATACGCAGCAGCTCCGCCGCTTCAACGTGATTAAGCTGGCGTGACGTGATATGGCAAGCCAGGCTATCAAGACGGGCTGCCATTACCGCAGCACGTGCACAGCGTTCTTCCATGTGCGCATCAGTCAGCATCTGGTTAAGGCCAGCATCATCTGGTCCTGTTTTGGTGATTCGGGTTTCAATATTTCGCATTGTTGTTTCTCCTGAATTTGGGCAATAAGATGCCCGGCGGGTTTACGCCTTTAATTTCGGTTGTGAATTAGTTCGGCATGGCTAGCCGATTTGGAAATAAACTCACCACTGTACGGAAATGGTTCATTGCTTTAATCAGCTCCCGCTTTTCGTCAGTCGTCAGCTCACTAACATTGACGCTATGACGTTCCGCCGGAATCTTTGCCATAAAGAATATTGCGGCTAGTGCGCGTTTATTCTGCTCATGGTTAATATCCCGTTGGTCCCGCATATCGCTAATAAAGCGCTCCAGTTCTGAATCAATATTTAAGCCAAACACTTTCGCCCTTAATTCCGCGATGTGGTTTAACCCATTAAGGCGGAGGCCAGCGCTTAGCGGAACAGTCGCAGCATCGCCTTCAATAGCCATGGTTTCCCCTGCTTTTTAGTGGACAGCTCAGCCAGCAACGCATCCTGAGAGCGGCACGGATGCCAGCGCTTGCCATCCTTCCCCATAATCCAGCCATGACCGCAGTGCATTGCAGGACTTTGCTTAACGAGCAGTGATGCAAAAGATGGTTCTTTAGTCAGCATAGCCACCTCAGATCAGACCGAACGAAGCGCCCAGGCCCGTCACGGTATCTACCGCACTTGCCATCGCCGGATTCGCTTGTAAACGCGCATGCAATGAAACTGCAGTGAGTGCCATAAGGCGCGTAACAGAGTTGATGCTATTGATCACATCGCGGCGGCCTGCACTGGTTTTCACATCACCGGATACTGCGCCTGCAGCTACACGCCCAATCTCCGCAGTTGCACTCATGACGTAATGTGGCAGGTTCTCTTTTGCCACTTCATTCAATGGCACGCACGGCAGGCAATGGATTTGAGCCAGAAAACCGTCAACCAGCATTGAGTCTTCTGTGATATCAGTCAGCAGCCAGATCTCCGGCGGCGTAAGTTGATGCGGTTGCTCCGGGTTCAGCTTATTGCGCAGCGTCTGGACATTCATTCCTGCGCGTTCTGCCAGCTTAGCCATGTTGTGACGCAGCGCAAATGCCCGGCAGGCTTCGTCAAAGTGCGGATGTTTGGAAATCTTATAATCAAACATGTAAAGCGCCTCTCTATATCCCAAAATGGAACTATCAGGCTTGCATTGCGATTTCACAGCCTTGAGCTGCTTCCATCGTCAACGCAAACATGTTTACTTCAACAAGGCTGTTTACCCCTTCTTTTTTACGGATAGGTAAACGACCTTCGCGGACCATCTGGCGGGCATAGCTAAGCTTGTAACCAGTACGGCGGCAGAACTCATCCAGGGTGATAAATGGCTCAGACACCACAAGATTGATGCTAGGGCGCATTGAAAAATTACTTTTCATGATGCACTATTCCTCAGTTTGTGTTTTCAACTTCACTATTCGGAACTATTCGCAGGTATTCCGAACACCACAAAACCGATGATAGGATCGCATTTTAAATATGTCAAACACAAAAGAAACCCCACAGGCGATCTCACCCTATAACTTTTCATCTCAAAATGGTGGGAAAGATGCAATAACACGCATACTTCAGGCCTACGGATTCAGTACAAGACAGGCTCTATGTGATCATTTGGGTGTGTCCCAAAGCACCATGGCGAACCGCTGGATGCGCGATACTTTCCCGCATGACTGGCTAATTGCCTGCCATCTCGATACAGGTGTGTCTATGCTTTGGCTTACCACGGGACAAGGAAAACTCACTACAGAGTCAAGCTCTGACGCAACATTGCTTTTGCAACTAAAGGAAATCACAAATGGGGTATACGCTTCCATCACGCAGGTTGCCTATGATTCCAACCTCGTGCCTCAAAACGCCGCAGATCCGTTCTTTGTAAAGTTCGAAAGCACATACTATCTAGCAGAAGAATTTACAGGCGAGATCACCGATGGAATATGGCTCATTGAGCTAGATGGGCTTTTGAGTATCAAACAGGTGTACCGCCTCCCAGGCGGGCGCTTGCGCGTAGAAAATGGCCCAGCATCATTTGAATGTTCAGTATCTGAAATAAAGGTTCAAGGTAAAGTCATCAGCAAAACTGAGTTTATGGAATAAGGAGATTAAAATGAGTCAGTTCAGCGCATTAAACTACTCGCATAATAGAGATAAGGCCATTGCAAACCTTATAAATATTATCGAGGGTATGACATGCGACGGAAAAGTCAGTGAAAAGGAAATGATTTTTCTTGATACATGGTTATTAGAATCTGAAATAATTTCGCAAAATTATTATGTAGGTTGCATTAGAGATAGGATTGCAGACATTCTTTCTGATGGCATCGTGGAACAAAACGAACTAGATGATTTAAAAGAATTGCTACTTGAGATGCAGCGCGGACTGATAGACACACCAAACATTGACCTGTATTCAGTTGACTCTGACAAGCATTTACTGGAAGGGTTATGCAAAGGACTGGCTTCTGATTATCATCTTAGCAATGAAGAAATTAGCTATCTTAATTGGTTTCTCTCCACGAATGCCTCTCTTAAAAATAACTACCCCGGAAAACATTTATATGAATTGATCAGGGAAATTCTCAGTGATGGGGTCATCATTGAAGACGAGCGCATTTCGTTATTGCAAGAGATTACCGCTTTAACTGGTTCTAATATTTCTGAGGGAATAGTTGACGGATATTCCACAACATCACCAGTAGATCTCATAGACACATTTACCCCTGAAAATAGCAAAGTATGTCTTACAGGGAAATTTCTATGCGGTTCCCGCCGCCAGTGTGAAGCCGACTTAATAAAATTAGGGTGCAAAATATCTGATCGCGTCACTCAAGATCTGGATTATCTCATCATCGGAGCGCTTAGCTCTAAAGACTGGAAATTCCAGAGTTTTGGTAGAAAAATTGAACAGGCAATAGAGTACCGAGATAACAAAGGTGCTTCTCTTAAAATCCTCAGTGAAGAACATTGGCAAAGCTTAATGCGTTCAGTAAGCCAGGGTTAAATGATGGCTGTCAGCAAATTAAGCAATGGGAAATGGCAGGCGCAAGTCTTCCCAAACGGCAGAAATGGGCGGCGCATTCGCCGCCAGTTTGCCACTAAGGGTGAAGCCCTAGCATTTGAGCGCCATGAAAAGGAAAAAGCACAAGACAAACCTTGGCTTGGTGAAAAGACCGATAAACGGCGCGTAAGGGATTTAGTTACAGCCTGGTACAACGCACATGGCGTAACACTAGCCGATGGAGAAAAGCGCAAAAGTGCCATGGAGTTTGCCTGTCTAGCCATGGGCGATCCCCTAGCAACCGAATTCAACGCTAAATTATTCTCTACGTATAGAGAACAGCGGTTAAGCGGGAAAATAACACGTTCTGACCGTGTGAAATCTGTAACCCCTCGTACTGTAAACCTCGAACTGGCTTACTTTCGGGCTATGTTCAATGAGCTGAAAAGACTTGATGACTGGACCGCACCCAACCCGCTGGAAAACGTCAGAGAATTTAAGATTGCAGAAATTGAACTGGCCTGGCTTACCGTCGAGGAGGCCACACGTCTGCTTGAGGAGTGCGAGAAAAGCAAAGCAAGTGATTTAACCACTATCGTTAAAATCTGTCTTGCGACCGGCGCACGATGGGGAGAAGCCGAAAATTTAACTGGCAAGCAGATTAGCCCCGGTAAGATCACTTTCATCAAAACGAAAGGTAAGAAAAACCGCACGGTTCCAATCAGTGATGAACTTTATGAGCTGCTACCCAAAAACAGAACTTCCAAACCGCTTTTTACCGGATGTTATTCAGCATTCAGGAGCGCAATAAAGCGCGCAGGAATCGAGCTTCCAGATGGTCAACTTTCACATGTTCTACGCCATACTTTTGCCAGCCATTTCATGATGGGTGGCGGCAATATTCTGGTCTTACAACGCATCCTCGGACATACGGATATTAAGGTGACAATGCGGTATGCTCACTTCGCACCAGACCACCTAACAGAAGCGGTTCAACTTAACCCTTTAACCCTGATAAGTGGCAGCAAAATGGCAGCACAGCGCACCACTATGCAATACTTTTCGACAATATACGAAATCCTATGCAGTTGATTTTACTGTAACTATTTGTTTTTATTATATTATGTTTCGGACTCATAATCGCTTGGTCGCTGGTTCAAGTCCAGCAGGGGCCACCAAATTTTAGCTTTAGAATCATCCCGTTAAGCCACTCGATTGAGTGGCTTTTTTGTTGTTGGGATTGCGGATGTCCCCTTTTTGTCCCCTCACATT